CAGCAGTAGTTGACGCTTTTGCAAGTCTTTCTACAGTAGACTTAAAAGTACAAGATGATTTAACAGTTACAGATGATGTTTCTATTGGTGGAGATTTAGCTACAACAGGAGCCTCTACAGCAGCAAGCTATAATGGAATAACCAGTAAAACTTTTGGAACAGGCTCTCTTATGATAGGAGATAATGCGACTGGTACTATAGATGCTGCTAACTACAATACAGGTTTAGGTGTAGATATTTTTGCAGCTTTAACAACAGGTGATGAAAACGTAGCAATAGGTGCGTTTAGTTTAGCAGCAACAACTACAGGACAATACAATACTGCGGTAGGTAAGGGAGCGTTAGAGGCAAACACTACAGGTTCAACTAATGTTGCAGTCGGTGCAAATGCTTTACAAACTGCAACAACTGCTACTGACAACACAGCAGTTGGTTATTATGCTCTACAAGCAGCAACCACAGGTCACAGTAATACAGTTGTTGGTAAAGAAGCTGGTAAAGTTTTAACAACAGGTGTAGAAAACGTATTTGTAGGTGAAAGAGCAGGAGATGCTGCAACCACAGGAGGTAATAACACAGGTGTTGGACACAAAGCATTAAGTTCTTTAACTACAGCAAGTTCTAATGAAGCTTTTGGTAACGATGCTTTACAAGCATTAACAACAGGTACTAATAATGTTGCAGTAGGTTCATTTGCTTTAGATGCCTTAACTGATGCTTCTTACCATGTTGCAGTTGGTTATCAGGCTTTATCTGCTAACACAACAGGAACACAAAATGTAGGAGTAGGCTGGAGTGCTTTATTAAACAATACGACAGGTAGTTACAACACCGCTTTAGGAAGTTCTGCACTATATACTAATACAACAGGTGCAAGTAATGTTGCTTTGGGCAGAGATTCTTTAGAATCAAATACTACAGGTTCAGAGAATACTGCGGTGGGTGCGAAAGCATTAAATTCAAATACAACAGGAAACTATAACACCGCAGTTGGTCGAAGGGCTTTGGAAGACAATACCACAGCCGATAATAATGTTGCTCTAGGTTGGGGTGCATTAACAGAAAACACTACAGGTTCAACCAACACAGCCATAGGAAGAAGTGCTTTGTCAACAAGCACGACAGCTTCTGATAATACAGCAGTTGGTTATTTTACTTTACAAGCAAACACCACAGGTACTAACAACACAGCAGTAGGTGTTAATGCTATGACAGCAAACACCACAGCAGATGATAATGTTGGGGTGGGTAGAAATGCTTTACTATCATGCACCACAGGTTCATACAACACCGCAGTAGGAAGTTTATCTTTAGACTCTGTTATTGCTGGTCAAAAACATACTGCTGTAGGATATGGTGCTGGTAAAGATTTAACAGGTGGTGAAGAAAATACATTAGTAGGTTACTTGGCTGGAGAAAATCTTACGACATCGAGTGGTAACGTAGCGATGGGTCAAGAAGCGTTAAAAATTAATACGACTGGAAACTTTAACGTAGCCATAGGTAGAGAATCGTTGGGCAGTCTTACAACAGCAGCAGATAATGTTGCTGTCGGTAAAGCTGCATTAGATACTGTTACAACAGGTACAAGGAACGTAGGTCTTGGTAAAGTTGCAGCAGACCTTTTAACAACTGGTAACGATAATGTTGTGATAGGTTCAAATGCTGCTGACAACCTAGTTACTGGCAGTCAAAATATTTGCATAGGAACAGATACTTCTCTTTCATCTACTAGCGGTGGTAATCAAATCGCAATGGGGCAAAACGTAACTTGTTCAGGTAATAGTAATTTTACATTTGGTGATGGAACTACTGACTCTAATATAGCTTTTGGTGCTACTACAATAACAGCACCTTCTGATATAAGATTAAAAGAAGATATAGAGGATGAAAAGATTGGACTAGACTTTATAAATGAATTAAGACCAGTAACTTTTAGATGGAAAAAAGCTAAAGACGTACCATCAGAAATGAAGGCACATAATCCTGAGTCTGAAAAAAGAGTTATGAATGGTAAGTACAATCATGGTTTTATAGCACAAGAAGTCAAGGAAGTTATTGACAGATACGACTTAAAAGATGGCTTTGATATGTGGACAGAAGATGAAGCTGATGGTAGACAACGTATTGGTGAAGCGTCTTTGATGCCTTTAATGGTTAAGGCAGTACAAGAACTTTCGGCAAGAGTTGAAGAATTAGAAAACAAGGAGTAAAAATGGCAATAACAAAAACAATAACAAAGTGTATTCCATATGTTAACAGCAATAACAAAGTTGATAGATGGGATATAGAAATGACTTATGAAAACGATAATGAAGGTGATGCAACTTACTATAAATCAAGATTTTCTAAGACAGTTAATCAAAAAGACACTGATTTAGAAGGTAATGTAATAGCAACTAACTTTACACTTAAAGCTAAAGGTAGTTGGAGCAACGCTGATTTAGTAGCAATATGTCCTGTATCTACATGGGACACAGTATTTGCGCAACAATTTGATAGCGTTATTACTAACCCACCAGCAGAAAGTACACCAGATAATAGTTTTAACGTACCTAGTTAATGGCAGAAGTCACAGTACATAATATGCCCTCTGTTTTTGTTATGGAAACAGAAATGCCTTTAAGTATGGTAAATGACCTTAACGATTATCTTGATGAGTACAAAGAAGATCAAGATAAAAAGTCATTAGCTGATACTTTAGTAGGGCAAATATCACAAGGTGAGCAACTGTTGATGAATAATGAAGACTCTAGAGTAAAAGAATATTCTGAGTTTGTGTGTAGTCTCGGTGCTGATTACATAAACTTTTTTCATAATAATACAGGTGCAAGTTTAAATTCACCAAAAGCAGTATCAATAGACGAAACTTGGTCAGTCCATAGTTACGAAGGCGACTATAACCCTATACACGATCATGGCACTAAAACCATTATGGGCATATCAACGACTGGTTGGACAAAAATACCCCAACAAATATTAGACCAACCCTCGGCAGGTTCTCCTGAGTATTCTTTATACAACGAGTCTGGTGATTGTGATGGCTATATTGCTTTTCAATATGGAAGAAACGAATTGATGAATACAACTAGACTAAGACCGCCTCAGTCTTTTGTAATTAAACCAACTGTAGGAAAACTTTTAGTATTTCCATCTTGGTTACAGCACATGGTATATCCCTTTAAAGGTGAGGGTGAAAGAAGAACAGTAGCATCTAACTTAAATTGTTGGGATGTTCCAGTAGAATCATTAACAACGGAGAAAGAAAATGATGTGGATTAATTTATTTATGTGGGTAACAGCGATTATAGCTATAGCTTCACTTGTAGCTGCGGTTACACCAACTCCTCAAGGAGATAAATTATTAGCAAAACTTTATAAAGTTATAGATTTTTTAGCTTTGAATATAGGCAAAGCTAAAGATAAATAATGCCTAAAAAAACCGTAATGGAAGTAGCGGCACATATTGAAAGACACGAAGCAGTTTGTACTGAACGCTGGTTAGAAACTATCCATCGAATAAAACGTCTTGAACTTTTTGTTATTGCTACTTTAGTTACTTTATTACTAAGTGCTGGTGCTATTTTAGCAGAACAATTATTTTAAAATGACAGATGTTAACGAAGTATATTTTTCGTCCAGGGATCAATCGAGAGGGAACAGATTACTCTAACGAAGGTGGCTGGTTTAATGCCAACCTTGTTAGATTTCGTAAAGGACTACCAGAAAAAATAGGTGGCTGGGCAAAAGCTACTTCAAATACTTATCAGTCAACTGTTCGAGCTTTACATGCTTGGGTAGATTTATCTTTAACTAAGTATCTTGGTTTAGGAGCTACTTGGAAATATTACATAAAAGAAGGTGCAAACTTTTATGATATTACACCAATAAGACTGACAACCGCCGCAGGAGACGTTACGTTTTCAGCCACTAACGGAAGTTCTACACTTACAGTAACCGACACAGCTCACGGTGCACAACAAAATGATTTTGTAACTTTTTCTGGAGCCGCCACGCTTGGTGGAAATATAACCGCTGCTGTTTTAAATCAAGAGTACCAAATAGCAACGGTTGTTAACGCTAATAGCTATACAATTACAGCGAAAGACACTTCGGATGCAACTGTGACTGCAAACGCCAGTGACAGCGGTAATGGAGGTTCTTCAGTTGTTGGTGCTTATCAAATTAATGTAGGCTTAGACGTTTATGTTGAATCCACAGGTTGGGGAGTAAGCACATGGGGAGCAGGTACATGGGGATCTTCTACGGCAGTTACAGCTGCTAACCAACTGAGATTGTGGTCACACGACAATTTTGGTGAAGACTTGGTTATGAACGTCAGATCGGGGGGTGTGTTTTACTATGACATAAGCGCAGCTACTTTAGGAACTACTAGAGCTGTAGCTTTATCAGATTTAGCAGGAGCAAACTTGACACCAACAAAAGCATTACAAGTATTAGTCAGTGATGTAGACAGACACGTTATATGTTTAGGAACTGATCCTATATCGGGAAGCTCTAGGTCAGGAAGCATAGATCCATTGTTAGTCGCTTGGAGCGATCAAGAAAATGTCACAGAATGGGAGCCTTTACCAACAAACACAGCAGGATCTTTGCGATTATCCGCAGGGTCTCAAATTATAGGAGCCTTGCGAGCCAGACAAGAAACTTTAATTTGGACTGACACAGCTTTATATTCTATGAGTTTTATAGGTCAGCCTTTTACATTTGGCATAAATTTAGTAAATGAAGGTGTCGGGCTTATTGCTCCGAAGAGTGCAATTAATACTCCTAAAGGAGTGTTTTGGATGGATAAAAAAGGCTTTTATACGTACAACGGCTCTGTACAAGATATACCGTGCACTGTTCAAAACTATGTGTTTAGCGACCTTAATGAAAGCCAAGCTTTTCAAACTTTTGGTTTTGTAAATAAAGAGTTTGATGAGGTGGGTTGGTTTTATTGTTCAGGAACTTCTACTGTTATAGATAAATATGTTGTATTTAATTATGAAGACGGAACTTGGACAATCGGAGAACTTACTCGAAGTGCCTGGATAGATGAAGGCATATTTAATAATCCAATGGCGACATACACCACAAGCGATGTAGGATATTTATATAATCATGAAACAGGTAATGATGCAGATGGGGCTGCAATGGATAATGTTTTTATAGAATCTAGTGACTTAAACTTAGCCGACGGAGAAGATTTTCAATCAATTAGAAGAATCATTCCTGATATAAAATTTACAGGAGACGGAGGAACAGGACAAACTGTAAATGTGGTCGTGAAAACTAGAAATTTTCCTGCTGAAAGTTTATCAACGGCTACCACAGCTACTTGCACAAGCAGTACATCTAAGATAGATACTAGAATTCGAGCTAGACAAGTTGTGTTAAGAGTTGAGTCTGATGACGATAACACTTCTGGAGATAATCTAGGGGTTGGATTTAGAATAGGCGATACTAGAATGGATGTTCAGCCGAATGGTAGGCGATAGTGGCTAAGATATTAGAGACAAAATTACCAATCGCTATAGGAGAAATATCTCCTGAGACTTTTAACAGATTGGTTAGAGTTTTAGAGCTAAGTCTTAATAAAGTAGACATAGACTCAACGCTTTCTGTAAACGAAACACAACGTAACGAAAATCAGTTTCAAAAAGGTGATATTATTTGGAACCTAAGCACTGACCAACTACAATTATGGACAGGTGAGCAATGGGTAGATATTTATACGGGAACAGAAAATGGAGTAGAGGGTGTGGCTTCTCTTGGAAAAATTTCTGTTTCAACAAACGGATCAACTACGGTATCAATACTATGAATATAGATGAGTTAGAAAAAGAATTAATACAGGATGAGGGCTATGAATATGAGATTTATTTAGATCATCTTGGCTACCCAACATTTGGAGTAGGGCATCTAATATTAGAAACTGATGAGGAGTTTGGTAAACCAGTAGGTACACCAGTTTCAGAACAAAGAATTAAAGAGTGTCTTCGTAATGATATAGACATTGTATGTAAAGAATTAGATAGAAACATGGCATGGTGGACAGAACTAGATGATGTTCGTCAACGTGTTTTAGCTAATATGGCGTTTAATTTAGGTTTACCTAGATTAAGTAAATTTGTTAAGTTTTTAACCGCTGTTCAAGCGTCTGATTGGGAGAAAGCTGCTGAGGAGATGATGGACTCTAAGTGGGCTACCCAAGTAGGTAATCGAGCAGTCAGGTTAAAAGAAAAAATGTTAAAAGGAGATTAAAATGCCTGGAATGAAAAAAACTAAATATGCAAAAAGAGGAGGCGCTATGAAATCCTCTAAATATGCAAAAAAAGGTGGTGCTAAGAAAAGAAAAATGACGCGCAAAAAAAGAAAATAGGTGGCTCATTTAATTAGCAATATTCCACATTTTAAATGTTGGGTGAGAAGGGAATTTACTGCTAATCATAGTAACTACCACGGAGAATTTTTGCATGCTATTGCGTTCGCTGTTAATACTATTCCTGACCGTTCGTTAAGTTTTCAAGTTGTGTTTACAGGTTGTGAAACAGAATACGACGATTGGGAAGAGGGTAATATTCATGGCGGAGCTATGTGGGCAAGAATGCCGATACAAGGTTTAGTAGCCGATATTCCTTTAGAAGAGTGGGGAGAGCCTATGGAAGACCATATAGCTCAACCTTGGGATTGTGAATCAAGAGATCATTCTGTAATCGTTATGGATAGAGTTAGTTCTAGTCCGTGGCTTTGCAAAATAGATGGAAAGTTTTATACTGGTAAATATATGTTTACTGTAGACTATACAAACAACGAAATAGCGGATTGTCCTGCACAACATAAGCAGTCTCATGTTTTATATATAACAGAAGATTGTGAATGGAAAGGTAACTTAGTTGCATTACCGAATAATCGAGTAAGAGCAACAAGCCCTGCTTTGTGGGTTACTGGAGAAGGAGCACCAGATTTTACTCCTTCACAAACACTGCATTCTGCAGAAGGTCATGAAAGTTATTTAGACCCCAGTATAACTTTTAATAACTTATATCAGGAGGAGTAATGGCAAAAAAGACACATAAAACTAAAGACGGCAGAACAGCTAAAAAAGGTCTTTATTATAATATTAATAAAAAACGTAAAGAGGGCAGAAAACCTCGTAAAAAAGGAGCCAAAGGAGCACCTACAGCTGCTGACTTTAGACGTTCTGCTAAAACTGCTAAGAAGATTAAAAAGAAAACTAAGAAAAAATAGTGGCAAAAAAACGTAAGGAAAAACCTATAAAGCGCACTACAAAAGGAAAGGGCGCTAATTATCGACCTACGAAAAGTGGGGCAGGTATGACCAAAAAAGGTGTAAAAGCCTATAGAAAGAAAAACCCTGGATCTAAACTTAAAACAGCTGTTACAGGTAAAGTTAAAAAAGGCAGTAAAGCAGCAAAAAGACGTAAGTCTTATTGTGCACGTTCTGCAGGTCAGATGAAAAAGTTTCCTAAAGCCGCAAAAAACCCTAACTCGAGACTACGGCAAGCTCGTAAAAGATGGAAGTGTTAGTATGTATGAATATAGTTGCACAGTTGAAAGGGTGGTCGATGGAGATACTGTCGATGTTACTTTGGATCTTGGCTTTGACATTCTTCATAAGTGTCGCGTTCGTTTATATGGCATTGATACTCCCGAGTCACGTACTCGTAACAAAGATGAAAAGGTTAGAGGAAAAATGGCTGGGGCTTTCTTAAAAGAGGCTATAGAAGACGGAGAAAAAATAGTCATACAAACAAAACTTAAAGATTCTAAGGGAAAGTATGGTAGAGTATTGGGGGATATAGTTGTAGATGACGTAAATATTAATCAACTTATGGTTGAATGTCATTTAGCAGTAGCTTATCATGGACAATCGAAAGATGATGTAGAAGAGGAACATATGCGTAATAGAGCTGTTCTTATAGAAAAAGGTTTATTTAACCCTGAGGAAGTAAAATGAAAATAGGTGGATTATTAAAAAATGTAGTAGGAGCAGTAGCTCCTACATTAGGAACTGCTCTTGGAGGTCCAATGGGCGGAATAGCGGCTAATATGATTTCAGAGGTGTTAGGAGTACCAAATAACCCTAAAGCGATCGAAAAAGCTATAGAGGATGCTACGCCTGAACAGATGCTACAACTTAAAAAAGCAGAAAAAGACTTTGAAATACGGATGAAAGAACTTGATGTAGATGTGTTTAAGCTAGAAGTGGCGGACACTCAAGATGCTAGAAAGACGTTTAGTAGAGACTGGACAGCTCGAATCGTAGGTGTATCTGTGGTTGGTGGGTTTATGGGATATATATTTTTAGTTACCCTTCAGCCCCCTGAACAAAACTCAGAGGCTTTAATAAATCTTGTACTCGGCTACCTTGGTGGGTTAGCTAGTGCTGTTATAAGTTTTTATTTCGGCGCCTCAAATAAGTCGGATTAATGAAAAAATACATCAAAAAATACCCTATATATTTGTTAATTATATTGCCGTTTTACGTCACAGCTGACCAAACAGGTGACTGTACTGCTGGATCACAATATTGTGAACAAAACAGTTTAGATACAACGAACACGACAACCACAACGAATACAAACACGAATACAAACACGAATACAAACACGAATACAAACACGAATACAAACACGAATACAAATACCAACACATCGACTTCAACTAATACAAACACAAATACGAATACAAATACAAATACGAACACGAACACTAATACGTCAAACAACACCAACGTAAACACAACTACTGCAACAACTACTGCAACAACAAACAACACTAATACAAACGTTAATACGTCAACGTCTACGGTCAATTCAACGGTTAATCAAAATGTAAATAACACAACGGTTTCAGAAAATACAAATACAAACAACAGTACAAATACGAATTACAACGAATCAACATCTGAGTCTAATGTAACAACAGACAACACAAATACGAACAACAACAATACTGTATCGGACAACACTAATAGAAATATTAATGAATCAAATACTACGCAAACAATAAATCAAAATGTTAAAACAAACGCTCCCCCTGCTTCTGCTATTGCTCCTAGTATTATGTCTTACTCACAAGACCTATGTACCACAGGAGTATCAGGTGCTTTTCAAGGACAGGTTTTTGGTTTATCAGGAGGCAAGGCAGTTAGAGATGAAAACTGTGAAAGATTAAAGCTATCTAAATACTTATACGATACAGGCATGAAAGTAGCTTCTGTAGCTATACTTTGTCAAGACACAAGGGTTTTTCAAGCCATGGAAATGGCTGGTACACCATGTCCGTATAAAGGTGAAGTTGGGAAAAAAGCATCTGTAGCTTGGACAGAAAATAAATTAGATAGACCTGACTATGAAGAATTGAAAGCGAAGTACGTTAAAAAATGTAAAACTACTCGTAATTCAAAAGGTAAAAAGAAATCAGGAAGAACGTGTGTTGAAGAATTTATGGCTAGTTAGTTGTTTACTACTGTTTAACAGTTTACAAGCAAACTACACTTACGAGGCTAACCAATCACTATACGACCTACACGATAACGCTAACAATTTTCAAGGAGAGTTAGCGTATGAAGTTGTAGATGATGGTATCTCTCCTGCGATTGATCTTTCTTTTAATTTTACTTTTTATGGCTCAACTTTTTCACAAGCAAGAATGGCAACAAATGGCTGTTTGCATTTTGGCAATAGTGGTAGCTATTGCTCTGACTACACTCCAGACCCTATTAATGGGCAACACACTTACACACTATATCCCTTTTGGACTGATTTAATTAGAGATAATGACTCCCGTATGAAATCTTGGGGTGATTCTAGCAAGATGATTTTTGGTTGGTATAAAATGCGTGAATATAATCGCGCATCTGATAACAGCTTTGAAATCATACTTTGGAACAATAACTCTTTTGATTTTCGTTATAGAGAACTAGATATTATTAGCCATGATGTTTTGATTGGTGAGGTTGGATCTAATGCAAGTAACTCATACACTTATCTATACCATGACGAATGCAGTACTGGAACTACAAACTCTAGCACTTGCGTAAATCAGAATTGGAATGACACCTCGTTCAACACAACTTTAGAAAACGGAGGTAGTTTATACGGATTGGGTAGTGGCAACAGCATTGATTGTAGTAATTCTTTGAACGACTCTAGCTGTCCAGGATATGCAGCAGCTTACTTGACACAGCAATGCAATTTAGACGCTTTATATTCAACCGATTGCACTGGATATGACGCTGCTTACCTAACTCAACAATGCGGCTTAGACTCGTTATATTCAACCGATTGCACTGGTTATGAAGAGGCTTTACGTGATTACGAGTGTGACCAAGATCCTCAATACAGCCCAACTTGTTCTGGGTATATTCCAGAGGTGCTTGCAGTTATGATTACCCAAAACGGATTTGATGAACCAGAAACATATCAAATAACAGAGGACGAAATAATTTTATATACAGAGCCGTTTGAAGATTTTAACGAAGAAGAGGCGTTTGAAAATTTTAATTTCGATGATTTTAGTGACGATGAATTTTATGTAGATCCAATAATAGATGATTTTGATCCTATCGTTGAAAGCATATCTTTAGTTAGTAGTGTTAATGTTATAGATGTTTTTGATGCAGAAGAATTAGTAGAAGTCTTTACAACTAATGATTTACTAGCAAATACCGAAGAACTTATACAGCTATTTGAATTTGAAACAATTATTAGAGAGGAATTAGAACAAGAACAAGAACAAGAACAAGAAGCACAATCAGAACCTGTTGAGGTTGTGGAAATAATAGAAGAAATTGAAGAAACAATAGAAATTGCAGAAAATGATGAAGAAGTTATAGAAGAACTTGAAGAAGAAACAGAAGAGTTGGTTGCAGAAGAAACGTCTAGTAGGGGTGGGATAACCTCCACTATGTTAAACGTAGTAAGAAATACAATAAGCGCAGCTTCTTCCAGTTTTAGCAATACCTCTGCATCTAACAGTACAAACAGCGTAGCTAATAACAACGCTTCATCTTCATCAGGAATTAGTACCAGTAATTCACCAAGTATGTCAGAGCAGATAACTTCAGCCAATGCACAAAATAATATGGTGCTATCTTTAAACACAGCCACAGACGATGTAAGTAGTGGTCAAACGCAAAGCGTAACTACAATTATTACACCATTAGCTACACTAGATTCTAGCCCACAGGTAGTCATGGCAGAAGTACAAGTACAAAATATGCAGGGTGAAATTGATACAGCAGTATCTGGTGCAATGACACAAAGCGAAGCGGATCAAATAGCAGATCAAATTATTGCTAATAATATCGAAGAACAACAAGAAGAACTGCAAGAAGAAGCACAAGAAACAGGAGAATATGCTGATCAATCAACATTAGTTGCTTATCTGGGGTATGTTCCAGCTTTTGAAGCTTACAAAGGCTATGAAATGCCTAAACAAAGTGAGTGGTATACCCCTAGAGATATCTATGCCGATGCGGTGATTAACGACAATAATCAAGCCTTTTACGGGCTTTCTACAGAAAGTTATAATACATTAAGTGAAATGATACAATTACAACCAAATTTATAGGAGTTTTTTATGGAATGGTTCGAAAATAAAACTACACAACTAATAGCTTTAGTTGGTATTGTTGGAACCCTAGCGGGGTTTGGCTATACAGGAGCTACTTATGTTAATAGGTTAGAAAACCTTGAAGCGCAGATAGGAGGTATTGGAGATACAGAAGACGCTCAAAAAATAATTGAGGAAAGATTTGCTGCAATAGAAACTTCAGTTGAATATATTAATAAATCAATAGATAGCATGGTTATACCAGATAACAGCGACCTAAAAGCTAGTATAGCTGGCTTAACACTTAGTGTTGAACGTATTCAAGTAGACCTAGAAAAATTAGAAAATAAAGATAAAAACCCATTAGCAGAGTAAAAATAAAGAAAACCAATAAATATATACAAAGTTAATACTCATGAAGTATAATCAACTCATCAGTTCTTTACTGCAGCCTTCGGGAACGGCTTTATCCGCTAATAAACCATACTGGGAACACTATGCAAATAATAAAGAACATATCAAATAAAGAAAGGATACTGCTGTGAGTTTAGAAGTTTTTGCTGCAGTAGTAAGTGCCTTATCTTCGGCTAAATCTGCCTTCGATCCTGAATCTTCAGGCGGTGGCGGTGGTGTGTCGGCAGAAACGCAATCAGGTAGCAGCGATTTAAATTATACTCCTGTAGGTTTAGAATCTTTAGAAATAACTCCTTTCGAATACGCTCTTTTAGAAGACGTGTATAAACAACAGGTAGAAGAACAGCCACAACAAATGTATTATGGTGGTCCGCTGTATGCAGAAAATGGCGGAGGTATTGGTGATTTATTTGAAGACATAGAAGTTTCTATGGAAGTCCCTACAGCTCCAACCCCAGAAGAATTTTTTGAAGAAGATAAGAAAATAGATAGACAAAGACGTAGAGATTTTATGACTGATACGTTAGCCGATGTTGCTTCTTATATAGATTTATTAGCAGAAACTAAACAGTTATTAGACCCAGAAACTCGATCTTCTATTCGTGGTCGAGGTAATATAGTTCCAGGAGCGAGAGGACAAAGGGGAAGAGCGTTATCAAATAAAGACCTTAGAATCGGAGGCACAACTATTAACCCTTTCGAATATAAACAATACAAAAACGGTGGCGAAGTTGATGCGGTATTGGATAGAAGAATGTTCGCCGCTAACCCCATGTTTCATGGTGGAGATGTTAGAGGTCCAGGTGGTCCGAAAGATGATTTAATACCAGTAATGGCAAGTAACGGTGAATTTATGTTATCTAAAGCGGCGGTAGACCAAGCGGGCGGTGGAAACCACTCCAAAGGTATTGCTAGATTAGAAGCTTTTAATGAATTAGGAAACCAGAGATATGGCTGATAGAACGCAACGAGAATATACGGCTCAAGCCCCTGCAGGGTATATAGGGGATTTTTTACAACAAGGTATATTCCCTTATTTAGGTGCTTTTTTACAAGACCAATTTACAAATATAGGAAGACCTGACGCAACTCCGTTTACGTATACAGGTGAAAGGATAGCGCAATTCGATCCTAGAGAACAATATGCTATGGATTTATCCGATGCGGCTATCGGTTCGTATAGACCGTTTGTAGCAGATGCTTCAGATATTTTATCGACAGGCGCACAAGATTTAAGAAATATACAAGGCGCAGGTTTAGGTGCTTTTGGAGAAGCAGGAGCAGCAGCAGAAGCAGGAAGAGGTGAATTTGATCCAGCTTCCGCTAGTAGATATTTTGATCCATATGAAGATCAAGTAGTTCAACAAACTTTATCTGATATTAGTGAAGGATTAGCTAAAAGCGATATGGCGCTTAGAGACAGAGCTGTTGACGCGGGAGCTTTCGGAGGTTCTAGAGGTAGATTAACACAAGAAGAATTAGCAGAAACAGTAGGTAGAGGAGCAGCAGAACAAGTAGGAGCTTTACGTAGTAAGGGTTTTCAATCATCTCTTCAAAATGCTATGACAGGTTTTGAGGGTGCTCGACGCAGAGACCAAGGAGCAGGACAGTTATTTACAGGTATAGGTACTGGTTTAGGTTCTTTAGGTAACGTGGGCGCGTCGGGTATGCAGCGTTTTGGAGCGAGTACGGCGGGATTAGGCGCACAATTAGCGGGATTACAGCAAGGAGATATTAATCGTACTATGGGTATAGGTTCATTAGGTAGGGGAAGAGCTCAATCTGAATTAGATAGAGCTTATTCTGATTTCGTAGGAACTTATAATTTACCAATGACTACATTAAGTAACGTTGGTTCTGTATTAGGGGCTCTCGGACCGATGGCAGGTGGTTTTGGATACGCAGGATCTAATTTTGATGCTGACACTAATTATACAGGTGCAAATGCAGGTAGTCTTTTTTATCCAAACACAGGACCAATGGGCACAGTAGGTGCTAACTTTTATGGCGGCGGAGCGAATCCTATGGGAGGTGGGGTGAATCCTTATCTTGGCGGTATATACGGATCAACTGTAGGAACACAAACATACGGCATGAATATGCCGATAGCGGTGATGTAATATGGCAAACGGAAGACAAAGAGGCGGATTAGGAACACTACCATTCCCAACGTTTAATGCAGGCGGACAAGGTGGCGTAATACCGCAATTACAACTTAGACCTGCACCAATTAGGTTTCCTCAAGCAGGAGGCGGTGGAGGCGGAGGAAGTAGAGGAAGCAATACGGGATTAGCTGCTTTATTGCCATATGGAATTCAAGCTATAGCTGATAGATACGGAACAACTAAAACAGTCCAACCCAGAAAACGTGCTCCGTTACCTCTTGAAGGAAGGGGCGGAATAACCCGAAAAGATATGGATGAGTATATTTCAAACCAAGCGGGTTATATGGCAGACCAATTATATGGACCTACTGTTCTCGAAGAAAAAAATCTTCTTGGTAAACTTGCTCCTGTTGCTAGTTTTTTAGGAGCTGCAGCATTTAACGATCCCTCAGAACAAGCTGCGTATGTTCAGTCCTATGGAAATATTCTTTCAAGTAAAGCAACAACAAAAGATGATCCTAAAGCACAATTTACAGCTGATTATGTAAAAGCACAAATGGGGAGAACTTACGGAGTAGCTCCTGCATACAAGATAGGGGACGAAACACAAGCAAGAAATGCTATAAAAAGTCCTAATGGTCAATTTTTTATACACAGTAAAGGTGAGGAAGTAGATAGAGATGTCCAAGGTAATCTAATAGAGGCGGGAAAATATTATGTAAGTCCTGATTGGATAGTTGGAGAACCTCCTGCAGCAGATTTATCAAAACTAAACACAAGCAGCAATAATGCAGAAAAAGAATGGGTAAAAGCTCGTACAGGCATCGAAACAACAAATGACATGTTGTTATCTGCACTTCCTGCAATTAACACAGTTTTGCAAACTACTATTTCAAGTCCTGAAGTAACTACTTGGTTCTCTCCTTTAAACAGGTTAAAAACAGAAGTAACCGTAGCGGCTAAAAAATTATTTCAAAATAATGAAGAAGAATACCGATTAGCAGAGAAAAATGGTCAGATTACTTGGTATAAACCCAGTGAGGGGGTGAATGAAAACTCTGCGATATCGGACACAAGTCAAGACCAGTTTGTTTATTTAGACGAAGTGCTCAATCCTGAAACAGGTCAAATGATGACTATTGAAAAAACGTACAGCTGGAAGGCAACGTTTGGAGATATTGCTCAAGATGCAGCATTTAGATCAGCTATGTTAAATTTAGCCTATGTTGCTGCTGCCTCTACGGGCAACACAGGAAAAGCATTATCAGACAGAGACTTAGCTTTACATTTACTACAACTAGGTGCTCCTTTCGAAGGGGGTGGAACTAAAGCTCCTGAAGCAGTTATTAGGTCTATTACAGATTGGTATGGTAATCAAATAAGAAAGCTAGACACTCAAGCAAGAGCATTAGAAACAGGTAGTTTAGGTGCGGATTATAGAAGATTAACAAAACAAGCAACGCCATGGGCAGAAAAATGGTATTCAGGAGAGCCTGATGAAAAGTTGATTAGAAAAATTATTTCTCCAACTGCTTCTTGGATTAGAAGCGGAGAAGAAGAACTTTTAAAATATAGAGAAAATTTATATCAAGCTCAAAAAAAGTACGGAGACTCCGTCATTTCTCAAGACCCGTTAATAGGTTTTGACTATCAAAGTTTTTTACGAAACAGAATGAATCAACAACTTCCTGAGGGCTCTGCTGAGGGAACTGTTCCTGTGCCGCCCGCCACCAGTAGAATTTTTAATCCAAAACCTCAACCAACCACCTGATGAGTACAGTACTTCCATACGAAGATTTTCTAGAGCAACCTAGTGAAAATAATCCTAATATAAAAATAAAGGATATGTATGACGAAGAGCAATTACAATATCTTTATCAATACAACTCCATAAGTGATGAAGCTTTAAAATCTACAGATAAACTGTGGCTTCAAGAACGAGGCATTTCTTTTTCAGATTTAATGGAAAGTCTTTTAGATAATCGATATAGATCACAGCCCGCACCTTTAGAACCCCCTCCTTTGCCCGTAGAAGTAACAAGTACAGATCAATGGCAGGCTTATTTAGCCTCTAATGCAGGACAAAAAGATTTTAAACCAACCACAGATCCTGAAAAAATAGGTAAAATTCTTAATCCAACAAATCCTTATTTTAGTATGGAGAAATTACGTAAAGCGGTTGATGAAAACGTTCCAACTAATTTAGCTCGAGGAACAGCAGACTATGCTCTAAGTGCTGGAGAATTTTTAACAAAAGGTTTAGACTATCTCAAACCTAGTAATTTTGGACTTCGTAAATGGGAAAAACAAAAAGAATTAGCAAAAGCAGGTGTTCCCTACGACGAAGGAGCTCCATTAGGGGAACGATTCAGAGCAGCTTTTGTTCCAAGAGGAATTCAACCAGAAACAGTAGCAAACATAGCATACGCTGCTGGAGAGCCTGTTCCTGAAGACCCTTTCGACCTGACCGCTGAATTTTTGTACCCAGGAAGACCTGAAGGACAACAAGGTCCGATTATTCGTAAAACCCGAAAAGACGATGGAACGATAGAAAAAATATTTCCATTTAATGACCCAGGAGTCACTGCAGAAGATTTTTTACATTACGGAATACGTGAAGCTATCCCACTAGCAGGAGATGTTGCTGTTTCTGCTGTTATTTTAAACAGAATTAAAAAAGGACAAAAAGGAAAGTTTTATGAGGGTCCTTGGTCTAAAGTAAAAAATTGGGGGGCTTTTGCAGCTGCTTCAGGTTTCGGTACGGCTGCTGCTGATTTTATGCGATTAACTGCGGGAATTCAATACGTTGATCCTGATCTAACATGGGAAGAAGCTATGCGGGAATCAGGTTTAATTGGAGCATACGCCACAGCAGGGGCGGGAGGTGCAACTGCAATTTTAAACGGAACGCGGGCAACGTATAATTTCTTTACTGGTAAGAATCCCCCTGTGTTTATGGTGCGGAGATTAAAAGAACTTAGGGATGATTATCAAAAGGGGCTTAAAAATAGAAACATAGAGGAAGGAACTCCAGAAGCTAAAGCTTTATTTGATGAACTATTAGGGGCAGCTCCTACAGAAGTTGCTAAAAGAATGGAAGAAGTTACTGGGCAAACTTATAAAATTTTTTTAGGAGAGGGTCAGTACAATGCGGACGCTAATTTCGCATTAGCTTTGTTAAGTCAATTAGAAACATTAGGGCTTCCTAAAAGTAAAACAGTAGAGGTTTTACAAGATCAAATATTGAACAATGAAGTTGCTCGAAATATGTTTGCTCAAAAACTTCTTTTAGCTTCAGGCACAAAAGAGGGGGCACAAAAAGCAGCAGCAGAATTAGGACAACAATTAAATGACGAAACTATTCCTAAATTGATGAACGAAGAAATTGATCGGTCTTGGAATGTGTTTAGACAACAAGTAGAACAAGGAAAAATTGATCAAAGAATTTTATCAGAGTTAGGTATTGAAGACGCAACAGTTTTTGGATTAAAACCTGCCACAGATGCATTACCTGGTGAATTAGGTGATGACGTGGCTATGAGTAAATATTTATTTAAAGAAATACAAGACCCTACTTCGAAAAGAAACGCATTAATGGATCCGAGGATTAGTAGACTTCATCGACTACAAAGAGATTATTTAGTTCCTGTAACAAAAGAATTAGAGGCATCTTTAAATAAATACGGAGGTTTAAAAGTAAACTTAACTCCAACATCCCCTATGGCAAAAGAGTTTAACAAAATTATGAAAGGGGAAGGGCTTAGTATTTTAAGAAGAGATAAAGCTTTTAAAGAGTACTTAGTTAAAAACGTAGATGGGGAAAATATTAGAAAATCTATCGCTAGACTAGAAGGACGAGCTGGCGGACCATTTGGTAGCGGACAGTCGATGAGTTTTAGAGAACTACATGATTTTAGAATACAGCTACATGAACTAAGAAACACTATAACAGGGAAATTAAGTGAACCTTCAAATAAAGCAGTAACTTCGTTAATTGGTGCGGTTGAAAAACAACAGGATTTAATCTTAAGGAGAGCCGCAAAAGATATTAAACCTCAGGGGGTAGGTGTTGATAAATTTATGTCAGAAACTGGGTTTGGAAATGACTACTGGAAACAACTTATCGAGTATAGAAGAAGGTCGAAACTAGCTAATAATAGATACATTAACCAACTTATGAAAAGTGGGGAAGAGTTTGATGAATCTTTATTGCCAACCCTTATGGCAGCAAATCAAAAAGGATCTTATTCTCACCCAATCGCAAAACCTTTGATGACTATGTTGCGTGAACAAAGTGAAGAAGGTGGACTTGACGCTATTAATGCTATTCAAAAAGCGGTAGCTCAAAGATACAATAGAGACGTTATTCAACCTTTTGCAGAACAAAGAAATTACACAGGTATGAAAGAACTTCATGACTCGTGGATGGAAAAAAATGGAGGATTATTACGATCAGTTTTTCCTGATGAAGATTTTAATGTTTTTAACAATATGAATAGTACTCAAAGATTAACTAAAAATTTAATAGAGGAAAGAGATAAAGTTTTTCAACAAATAGCCGATGAATACGCATTAGTAAACAACAGGACAGCTAATCCTGAAGAAATGATTTTAAGTATTATTCGAGGCGAAGGTTATGAAAATGCTGCAGGAGCCCAAGCTGCAAGGAATAAATTATTTCAAATAATCAAAAGAAGTAAGGACAAAACTTTACGAAAAGAGGTGAACGCGGTGGTTCGTAAAGATATATATAATCGAATTGTAGAGGCTGACCCTGCTAAAGGAGGTATGACAGGGTTGTTAAGAATTAATCCGCAAAAACTTAATGATCTTTTAACGAAAGATTTTTTAGTTGGGGTTAGTGATGATTCTGTAAGTTTTAAAAAAGCTTATAAAAATTTCTTAAACCCAGAAGAAATACGCGATCTTTATAAATTAAATGCAGCAGTTCAAAGTGAAGTTCAAAGAAAAATAGCAGGTAGGAATATTTTCGAAGAGGCGGGGGCAATAGGCGCTAAGGAAGATGTAGATATTGCTACTTTTGGTAGGTTAATTTTTGGACCACTAAACCCAATGACTTATCGTATTGGTTGGAGACAAAGAGCTCTTGCTGAAAAAACTCAAGAATTTTTAACTGAGCTAGTTTTAGATCCAGAACTTTTAAATAAAACTATGCAACAAATTAATAGAAAAGCTAATATAGATCAAACAATTAGATTTTTATATTCTTTAGATTCAGTAACCGCACATGATATAGGAAGAGAATTACAGTTGAATTATTTAGATGATGAAACAGGAGAAAATCCTTTTAGGTCTGATGCATTCAGAGAACAATTAATAGAATTTGTCAGACCTCCTACGATGAAAGTAAAAGGATCAAAAGAAGGTTTCATTCCTGGAAGAGAAGTTTTAGAATACAGTCCTGTTGGTGCCGCAGGTACGGCAGCTGTTGGAGTAAGCGAGCTTTTTAGCGATGAAGGATTAGCTAGTCAACTATTAAATAGAGGGAATAACTAATGGGTCCAGGATTTGGCGGAATAGATTTAGGTGGGTTTGCGTTACCAGACTTAAACATAGATGAGATCAACGCGGGCATTGCATCGCAAGTCGCTCAATATCTTGCAGAACAAGAATTAGCAGAGGCGACTAACGAATACGAAAAAGACGCGGCTGAAACAAAAATAGAACAAGTTAATGAATTTCAAACAGGACTGGGTTCGTTGCCTCCTGTTGTAGAGGAAATAATGCAGACATTCATTATGGAACCTGATAGATATGAGGATATAAGGAATACAGTTGTAAATGATAAAGTACCTTTCGAAGATTTTCCTGCATCCCCCAATCAATTTGACACCATAGAAGCTATTTCTGATAGAGATTTTCCTACATTCGTAGAGCCTTCAGCACCTCTACCTCCTAGCATACAAACAACTATAGAACAAATAATAGAAAACTCACTTCCACCAGCCCAGGTTGTACCTGAATCTGAATCAGGTATTCCCAGCATGATTGACCCTCCACGCACACCGACAGTTAACCCCTTTGTAGGCACAAGCGTAGCAGACTATATTGTGCCAACAGACAACACCATAGAGGCTGTCTCTGATAGAGATTTTCCTACATTCGTAGAACCTATCCCATCTATAGACGCTTATAATCCAAATTATATGAGCGGCGAAGATGAAAGGTTTATAGCCATACAAAACGAAGCACCATACAGACCTGATTCTGAAGTAATTTTAGCAGAAGACGACCCAGTACCATTTCCAATAACAGGAGAAGACTTAGGTTTGCCAATGGGAGAAGGAACACCAATGCCAGCTGGAACTATAATTGAAGGTGATCCAATAAGACTGCCAGAAATGGATCCAAACTTCACAAGAATAGTTCAATCTCCCGTCAGTAATTTAATACAACAACAAAGAGCCGCGTATAATTCAGCATTACAAAATGCAGTATATAACCCACAACCTCAACAACAACAAGCATACGTTAGACCTATGTCTGCTGCAGAGTTTGGAAGCAGACCAGGACAAGAACCTGTTACAACCATAGGTACACCAAACCCAACTATAGGTACACCAGATCCTTCTACTGATCTAGGTTATCCTCGTCCTGAGCTAGGTTATCTAACGATGAGAAGAGGAGGAGCACTTAATTCAGGATTAGGCGGGTTGCCACCGATGCAACAAAACGATAAACTAACACAACTATTCGCACAGTCGTTTAGACCAAGGAGATAAATATGGCGATGACACCAACAGAAGAAATAATGATGATGGGCAAAAGAGCAGACGTACCTATGGGTAATCCTAATGCACCTGCTAAAGAAGCTGGAGCACCTCCACCAGAAGCTATGGAAGCTATGGCGGCACTTATGGGTAACGAAGCAAGTTTAGGTTCAGAGATGGACAGACAGATGCCTGCGGACAGTGGTGAGATGTTACAACAAGACGCAGGAGCTTTAGCAGAAGCTGTAGTTGGTAGAACAGGAGGAGACGTACAACAAGCTTTGATGTTATTAGATGACGCTAAAGCTATGTTAGAAGCAGCTGCTCGTGAGCCTCAAAGAGCCGCAGAAGGAAAAGCGTTAAAACCTATTCCTGAAGGTAATAAAGGATTACCTAAACTTGATAAAGACGTAAGAAAGAAAATGGGCTTTATGGCTGATGGTGGAGGGATAGATGATTTATACGACAGTATGTATAAAGACAGAATAAGTTAACCGATCCAATCTTTCCATTTATCATCACCTAGCACCTCTTGTGCTAGGTTGAGCTTGTTCCGCAGAGCTTTCACAATTTTTTCATCAACTGTATCTTTCGATATCAAATCAATATAAGTTACTTTATTAACCTGTCCGATACGGTGCGCCCTGTCTTCTGATTGTAATCTTTTTTCTAAATCGTAATTATTGCTGTAATAAACAACGTTACTAGCTTGGTGTAATGTGATTCCGTAACCACCTGTTTGAGTATTACTTATTAGATATTGTAAGCTAGAGTTGGGATCTTGAAACCTATCGATAATAGGCTGTCGTTCCTCCTCTGGCGTACCTCCATAATAGGTAGCTACCGCATCAGTTCCTACAATATCGTTAAGAGTATTTAAAATACGTTTTATATCGTATTGGTAATTAGCCCATATAATTGTTTTACCCTGTATTTCTTCCAATACTTTTAATAATTCTTCTAATCGATTGTTTTTAATTTCTATTTCTTCACCTTGGTCATGTTTTACAAAACCACAAGTAACTTGGTGTAACCTTAATATCTGAGTTAGAACCGAGCTAACGCTAACTATTTCATTCGATTCAAGTTCCGCGATAGCATAGTCTTTTATTTGGTTATATATTTTCTTTTGTTCAGGTGTAAGTTCTACTTCTCTTTTTTGATACACCTTATCAGGTAAATCTAAACATTCTTTCTTAAGGACACGGTACGAAAACGTAGATACCTTATCAGATAGTTCGTCTAAGTTTTGATAACCGACCACTTGTCTAAAAGTTCTCTGCCCCATGCTTCTATTAATTACTTTCGCGTAATGATTTTGAAACGTATAGAATGACGAATAGCCGAGCAACTGAGCGCATAGGAACTCTGATTGACTGTATAGGTCTAGTGGTGATTGGGTAACAGGAAAACCTGTTAAAATACGTCTGTATTTGCTTTGTAATGCCAACTTAACGAGGTTCTTTGTCCGTTGTGCTTTCGGGTTCTTTATTGTGGTAGATTCATCAACTGCCATCATGGCGTTATGAGTTAGTAAAAACTTTTCTACAAACGCCACACCCTTCTTAGTACTAAAGGCTTCTACGTTAATAACTAATATCTTTAAATCGTCTGTAACTTCGAATAACTTTGTAAGCTGTAATTTTTCTTTTTTATTTGGTGCAGGGTTCCATACGCCTATACGCCTTATTATATGTTCGGGCATATGGGTTGGTATCTCACGTTCCGACCAGTTCTTATATACGCCTTTCGGTGCGATTATTACAGCGGCGTTGATAGCTCCTCTGTCGTAGAGTACAGCTATATTATCAACAAGTACTTTAGATTTACCTGTTCCCATTTCCATGAAATAAGCATATTCTTTCTTATCCCATGATCTTTTCAACGCCTCAAGCTGATGCTCGTACGGCTCCGTTTTAAACTTATATTTCATAACAAACTTTCTAATTTCTAATCCGATATATTATATATAAATTAAATAAAATATAGTCCAAACAGAATTATTTCCTCGTGCCCTCTCATATTTCTAATAGAATTCACTGTTTCTAATAGATTTTCTTTGAAAACTAATAGACTGTACCCCTCTAGATTCCAACGTTTCTTTAAAAATCTATTAGATTATTAGAAATATTAGTACTTTTCGTAAATTATTTTTTATAAATTTTTTATTTTCCCAGATAACTATATCTAATATCCCTTTACTTTGCCGTTTTAGAGGAGTATCTTTATAGCTCTAGAAATTAGAAAGGAGAAAAATGACAGTATATGTTGTTCAAGAAGTAACAGGACGCAATATCGCCTCTGCTAGACAGTATGGTGATTTTGAAGTTTTGTTGCCTCCCAAAACCAATATAATGCTAAGTGCAGGTCCATCAGTTAGAAGAATGAAAAGAATACTTCAGGACTTTAAAGATGAAGACTACTTATTATTAATTGGAGATCCAGCAGCTATTGGGGTTGCGTGCTCCATCGCTGCATTTTTTAATCGAGGTCGTTATAGTATCCTTAAATGGGATAGACAGGAAGGAGTATATTACCCCGTCCATATCGACCTACATCAGAAAGGAGAATTATGAATAAAGAAAACCCAACTTTTGAAGAACTCATTGGCGAGGAAAATGTAGAATCGTTTAATGAGATTAACGAAGGTGAACTTTCATTAGTTTCTGCTTTAGCTAATAAACAGGTTCAACTAGCTCAAGAACTAGCGAGTTTAGAAGAAGCTGTTAAGGCTAAAAAAGAAGAGTTTAGATTAACTTCAGAACAAGAGTTACCAGAGGCTATGCAAACTGCAGGGCTGACGGAAATAGTACTTAGTACAGGTGAGAAGATCACTATATCTGAGTTTTATAACGCTCATATATCTAAAGCTAATCAAGACACAGCGTATCAATGGCTAATCCAGAACGGACATGCGGGCTTAATTAAAAATGAAGTTTCGCTTAAGTTCGGTAGAGACGAGGAAAGAGTAGCTGAAGAAACAGTACTCGCTCTAAAATCTCGTGGACTTGCGCCTGAGGTACGTCAAAGCGTTCATCCTAGTACGTTAAAGGCTTTTGTAAAAGAGCAGTTAACATCTGGGAAGGACATACCTACAGAACCATTTGGAATCTATATAGGTTCCAAAGCTATTATTAAGAAGGATTAATATTATGGCAGAAGATAAAACAAGCCTAGCTGAGGCGAAACAAACAGCAATCGCTACTTTTGACGATGATCTATTATCAGGTGGCACTGGACTTGAAGAAACTACGACTGAGGATTTTGCGATCCCATTTATTAGAGTACTTCAACAAATGTCCCCACAACTTAATAAACAAGATGGACGTTACAATCCTGATGCACAAGCGGGTATGCTTGTCAACACAGTAACTAATGAAGTTTATGACGGTGAAAAAGGTATTACGGTTGTGCCGTGTGCCTATGTTAAAAAATATATCGAGTGGGTTCCACGTGAGAAGGGGGGTGGTTTAGTTAACGCTGACCACGGAGCTTCTATACTTAAGTCTTGTAAAAAAGATCCAGAGTCACGTAGACTTTTTCTCGATAACGGTAATGAGATTGTAGAAACTGCACAGTTTTTTGTGTTAGTTTTAGAGCCTTCTCCACAACAAGCAGTTGTAGCATTTACCTCGACACAGTTAGGAGCTTCTAGGAAGTGGCTAACTATGTTAAGAATGGCTAGAGTAAAAACTAGCAAAGGTCAGTCAGTGTCCGCACCGATGTTCGCTTATCAATATAACTTGGGAACTTTATCTCAATCTAACGATAAGGGTTCGTGGAACGGTTTCACTGTAAACCAAGAAGGTCCAACCGACGTAGAAACAGCACGACTCGCTAAAGAGTTTATGGATGCTGCGAGAGCGGGTGATGTAGAAGTAAAAGAAGAGCAGCAACGAGACGGAGCTTCAGTAGTAGATATACCTACTGACTCTGAGGAAGATGCTCCATTCTAAAATAAAGGAGAGAACATATGTCGTTAGCAGAGGAATTTGCTACACGTTACGCTGGATTGCGACAAGCATATGGAACCTTTACCGCTACGAATGAATCACGGGAAGATGGGAAAGCAGGTGGTCGAAACGTTACTATATCTAAAGAGTTATCTGAAAAAGATATTCTTGAGTTATGGAATAACCACCTGTCAGGTGAACAAAGCATTGGGCTCGTTCCGATTGACGAGAACAATGCTTGTGTTTGGGGTGCGATTGATGTTGATGAATATCAGTTGGATCTCAAAGGGCTATCTAAGAAGTTAGCTAAACACGATTTACCTCTAGTCCTATGTCGTAGTAAGAGCGGTGGAGCGCACATATACTTGTTCATTGAAGAGCCAGTACCCGCGTCACTATTACAAAGAAAACTTAGGCAGTTAGCCGCGTCCATCGGATATGGTCAGGCTGAGATATTTCCTAAACAAACACAGTTGTTATTAGACAGGGGAGACAGAGGTAGTACATTAAATATGCCATATTTCGGTGGAGAAAGCTCTACTAGGTATGGGTATGGAAAAGAAGGTCAGGCATTAAGTCCTGAAGAATTTATAGAAAGAGTTAAGGAAATTACCTTAACTGTAGACGAACTAGAAAAGCTAGAGGCAAGTCCGCTAGTTGATAAAATCGAGTGGTTAGATCAATCACCTCCATGCATACAACATTTAGTTGTTCAAGGTTTTCCGAAAGGAACTCGTAATTCTGGTTTGTTTAACGTAGGCGTATTCTTACGTAAGAAGTATCCTGATGAGTGGGAAACTAGGTTAGAGAAAGTAAACCTAGAATATATGCAACCTCCATTAGGTGCTCAAGAAGTCTTAACTATAACAAAACAACTAAAAAGGAAAGATTATTTCTACAGGTGTAACGATCAGCCGATAGCGAGCCATTGTAATAGTCCTCTATGTAGAACGAGGAAACACGGTATAGGAGCTAACGGCGGTACGCCATTATTTAGTAACTTAACTAAACAGGATAGTGATCCACCTATCTGGTTCTTAGACGTTGAAGGAGGACGATTAGAACTAGAAACAGATGATTTATTAAATCAAAATAGGTTCCAACGTAAATGTATGGACGCCTTAAATAAGATACCACCGAAGGTAAAAGATAACGTTTGGAGACAGATAATACAGCAGTTGTTAGATAGTCTAACCGTTGTTGAGGTGCCTAAAGAATCTTCTACCGAAGGACATTTCTTAGAGCTACTAGAAACGTTTTGTACCGAAAGACCTGCACGTGAAAAAGATGAACTACTACTTCATAAGCCGTGGACAGATATGGGTAAAACTTATTTCAGATTAGCTGACTTAATGGAGTACCTACATAGGAATAACTTTAAAGAATATCCTAGAAATAAACTTACTGCTAAGTTAAAACAAATGGAAGGCAGTCCTCACTTCTTCAATATAAAAGGTCGAGGTGTAAACGTGTGGTGTATTCATGAATTCGAAACTCAGACCGAGTCTCACGACTTACCTGAGTTTAACGAGAATCCAATATGATCCACTATAACAAAGACGCTATGAAGGAATACGTTCCGTATATAGAAAAATGGGACGCACCTTCTCAAAGAGTTTTTAACGGTAAGGTTGTAGAGGGTAGACCAACTAGAGCGTTCGGAACGAAGTCTTTCGAATATGCAGGCAAGTTATATGAACCTGATCCGTGGACAAAAAACATGGAATGGATAAAACAAGGGGCGGAGGAATACACTAAAAATATTACAGGACAAGATGTAGAGTTTACTTTTTGTTTATGTGGTATGTATAAAAATGGTCGTATAGGTATTCCACATCACTCTGATACTGTACCTACTCAAAAAGATCTTGTAGTTTCTATCTCGTTTGGTGAACCTAGGATCTTTCAATGGAAGCAATTCGATCGCCGCATAAAAACTAAAAGCAATACCAGTGAGATAAATACTGAAGACGCTAAAGTTATTAAACTAAATAATTATTTGTTAAGTCACGGTGATGTTATTATTTTTGACGGAGCATCTCAGATGTCTGCTACTCATTCTGTTCCTACATTACGTGGTGTAGGCGAACGTATTAACTTAACGTTCAGGACAGGTTTATGACACTTCCAGCCCATACGCAAGTGATTCTTGGACCACCAGGGACAGGAAAGACAAGCACATTACTAGGGTTGATAGAGGATGAACTAGAAAGAGGAACAGATCCTACACGGATAGGTTTCTTTACGTTTACTAAAAAAGCTGTAAACGAAGGGAAGCAACGTGCTATGGAGAAGTTTGATTTATCACAAAAAGATTTACCTTTCTTTCGCACACTCCATTCGTTAGCGTTTAGGCAACTAGGGCTTTCTAAAGAAAGCGTTATGGATCTAAAAGATATAAAAGAACTAAATGAGATTTTAAATCTACGTCTAACGGGTGGGGCGAATACAGACTCAGGACATCTGTTCGGTATGAGCCACGATGATCGATTAGCGTTTATAGAAAACCTTGCCCGTATGCGACAGGTGGCGTTAGAAGATCAATGGCATGATGTTGACGATGCAGTGGGTTGGTTCGAGTTAGAACGTTATGCTAGGGGATTACAGTTATTTAAAGAAGATAGGTTGTTAGTAGATTACACAGATATGTTAAAACTGTTTTTAGAAAAAGGCGACGTGCCTAAATTAGAAGCAGTTTTTGTAGATGAAGCTCAAGACTTATCTCCCTTACAGTGGGCAGTGGTTCGTAAGATAATTGAAAACGCTGACCGTGTTTATGTTGCTGGTGACGATGATCAAGCAATTTATAAATGGGCGGGAGCTGACGTAGATTATTTAATTAAGAACGCAACACACGCTACGATATTAGAACAGTCGTATCGCATACCGTCAGCTGTTCACGAACTAGCGAGTCGATGTATAAATCAAGTTAGATCCAGGATACATAAATCATGGCTACCGAGAAAAGAAACAGGTTTAGTTAGGTGGGAACCGTCCATCGAATTAATTGACATGGAAAAAGGTGACTGGTTGGTACTTGCTCGTACTAATTATTTACTTGAACAAATAGACGACCACTGTAGAAACGAAGGTTGGTTTTTTGAAGTGAAGGGCAGACCTAGTATTTCTGAATCAAAAGTCAGAGCGGTACTAAATTGGCAAAGATTACAAAAAGGAGAGAGTTTACCCCTATCAGAATGCGTCAATCTGTTAAAATTTGTAAAAGTTCGTAAGGCTAACTCCCTAGATGTTTTAGAGATTGACGTAACGATGACCGTAGCTGATCTCAGAGAACGCTTTCCTGAGTTACCTGACGGAGATTGGTACGATGCACTTACAGGTTTAAGTCCAAAAGACATTAGTTATATCCGAGCCATGCTCCGTAGGGGGGAAAAAATTACTAAAGAACCTAGAATTAGGTTATCGACCATACATGCCGCTAAAGGTGGTGAGGCAACTAATGTAGTTTTACTTACGGATATAACGACCAGAGTTTATAAAACGTACCAACAAAACCCAGATGATGAGAATAGAGTTTTTTATGTTGGGCTTACAAGGGCAAAAGAAAATTTGTACCTTATTGAGCCCGCAACAACGCGCTGCTTTCAGATATAAAAACTTCTTTACTTTGCAACTAAAAGTAAAGGATAATTAAATCTGTTATTTTAGAAAGGAGAGTTATGAATATATTTTATTTTGACGAAGATCCAGAAGTTGCTGCACGAGCACAACCTGACAAGATGCTAGTGAAGATGCCATTGGAAACAGCACAGATGTTATGTACCGCTCATAGAGAGCTTGACGGTGATGGTTATGCAGATGCTAATGGACTTTACAAACGAGCATACTGGAATCATCCGTGCACAATATGGGCTAGAGAATCTAGTGGTAATTACTGGTGGTTGTTGAACCATTTCTTAGCATTGAGTGAGGAATATAAATATAGGTATGGTAAAGAACACGCTAGTTTTGTAAAACTTGAAAGACCTTTATGTAGAAGACCTAGAAATATAAAAGTAGGTGATATAACACCAGTAGCACAGGCAATGCCTGATCAATATAAAAACGAAGACCCTGTTAAAGCATACAGAGATTACTGTATCCACGAAAAGCACTACGCTAAGTGGGAAAAGGGTAGAAATAAACCAACTTGGTGGGAGGAACCATGTCATCTATAAGAAGAAAATTAAAAGTTAACGAAAACGATAGTAAAAATACCCGTATGGATTTAGCGTCTGCGGGTGTTCTAGGAAACTGGCGACCTGATGAATTAGCTCATATGAGTAGATTTGATAAGATAGCTAGTCTAGCCATAGAAGAATCTAAATTATTAGGTAGACCACTAGATACTTTAGAAATAGGTTGTGGTGAGTGTTGGTCATTAAGAGTACTGTATAAGGCTTATGTTATCAAAAAGTCTGACGTTATTCGTTCTTATTATGGCTACGATATCGATCCAGCTTGTGAACTAGAAAATCCATTTTGGTCAAACGGCGGAGGAGAACTAAAAGATTCTACTTGGTTTAAGAACTTCAACGGCGAGATACGTATACAAGATTTAACAACTAATCCGATACTAGACCTACCAGATGAAAGTATAGATTTCTTTTGGTCGACAGAAGTTATTGAACACATGGGTAGAGAGTTTGTTCCTGCTTGGCTTGATGAGGCGGCAAGGGTTATGCGACCCGATGCCATCGCGTATATATCAACGCCTAACCATGACGGTTCTAACGATAAGTTGCCCGAGGATCATGTCTACGAGTGGGGCTTTCAAGAACTAAAAGAAGAACTAGAAAGGAACTTCCGTATAGAAGCAGTAACAGGTACGTTTATACAGATGCCTAAATTAAAGAAAGCTATGAATGCGGATAACTTTACTAAGGATTATGACCAAATAAATAAAAATGGCTGGAGCGTAGAACAAATGTTATTATTACAAGAACGTTTCGGTAAACAGTTTTTAAGAATGGCTGCGGCTGTGTTCTATCCTGAGATAGCTAACAACTGTGCATGGAGGCTCGTTAAGAAGTGATTCACGAACTACGAGATAGGCTCGATTTATACTTCTATTGGATACACGAACGGGAGACCATTCGTATTAATAAAGAAGTATTACGACACGAACCACCGTGGACAGATGATCCTATCTTACAAAAGTTTAAGTTTTGTCAGGTGTTTCGAGAAGAAGATAGAACGACTCGTTGGTTTAAACGCCATATACGTAATGTGTGGCGCGATGATCCTGAAGTTTTAATGGCTACTGTAATTTTCCGTTGGTTTAATTTTATCGAGACAGGAAGAACTTTAGTGCGCCATAACTTACATATCGAGTGGGATAGAAAGAAAGCTATCGAAGAAATAACGAAACAAGATAAATGGGTAACAGGTGCGTATATCGTTAAAACACCGAACCGTATGGATAAGGTGACAGGTGTAGCAGAGTGTATATCCCATATGTGGGGTGATAGAGAAAAACTTGTAGACCAAATACTTGCTACCAAATCGTTAGAGAAATCTTGGGAGATCTTGCGTGATTACCCATACATGGGTCCATTCATGGCGTACGAAGTTATAACAGACCTACGCCATACTTATCTATTACGAGACGCTAAAGATATTTTGACATGGGCTAATGCTGGTCCAGGAGCGATGAGAGGACTCAATAGGTTAGCAGGCAGAGATTTAGATTTTTCTAGGCGTAGCCATCCGTGGAACGATGAAATGCGTGAGCTATGGGAAATATCTCGCGAAAGACTTAACCCTAACTTAATCGATCTAAGTCGGTTTGAGATGAGGGAAATAGAAGGGGGGCTTTGTGAATTCGATAAATACTCTCGAATACTTAATGAAGAGGGGCGAACACGAAGTGTTTATAAATATGACGAAAATTTACCGTTAATAGAAGATATATAGAAAGGAGAAAACATGAGCGGAATGAGTGATGTAGCCATTGATCTATTAGATCAATACGGCGATATAGTAGATATATACTACACACAGTTTTTAGAAGTTGCGTTCTTTTTGAAAGTTCCAGCAAGCTATGAAATGGCTATAGCGTTTTTAAAAAAGAAACTACCTCAACTAACTGATGAACAGTTACATTTTTTAATCAATGAAATAACAGGCGCGTACCACGATTCGATATGAAAGTAATTCGAGCAAGAAATGTAAACGATGCTCTATTATTGGGATTGGATTTATTCCAAGACCCTCGTAACTTCCGCGAGCAAGAAAGCAGAAACGGAACGACATACGAGGCACTTGAACCTGTAACAACAGTTTATGAAAAACCATGGGAAAGAGTATTACTTCTTAAGATACGAGATGCTAATCCTTTTTTCCATTTTATAGAAGGCTTATGGATGCTTGCAGGTCGTAAAGACTTAGCACCTTTAACTCGATACGTTAAGTCTATGGAGAACTTTTCTGATGACGGAGAGACTTTATGGGGGGCGTACGGTTGGAGGTGGCGCAGTTATTTTCATAAAGACCAGATTAAATCTGTTATAGAAATGTTACAAACTAATCCAGAAGATAGACGTTGCGTTTTACAGATGTGGGATGCGAATAAAGACCTTGGAAGAAACAGTAAAGACGTGCCTTGTAATACGAGTATCTATTTCAAAATAAGAGATAAACAATTACATATGACCGTATGTAACCGTTCTAACGATATGCTTTGGGGAGCGTACGGCGCTAACGCAGTACATATGTCTATGTTACAAGAATATATAGCGGCTCATTTAAAAGTAGATATGGGAACGTATAGGCAAGTTAGCGATAGTTTCCACGTATACCATAACGAAGTATGGGAAAGAGTAAAAGGCGTGGAGATAGACCCATGGAACTATTCTAATTTAAAGAACCCGTACGATGCGTTAGATGGTATCGCGTATACAAATTTCATTACCGACCCGAAAGTTTTCGATTGGGAACTAGATAGATTTTTCCATATTATCCCTGAAGATATGGCTTCATACGATGATGATACGTGGGTGAATCCAGCTTTTAAAAATATAGCAGTCCCAATGGTTAAGACTTTTAACGCACATAGGGAAAGAGACTATATAAAAGCATATAGAGAAGTAATGAAAATACTACCGAACGACTGGATGACAGCCTGTTTCGATTGGATTAAAAAGAGAGATTTATCTTGGACACTTAAAACAGAAGGAGGAAACGATGGAAAATAAGTGGGAAAATATGCGCGATATCGCGCAGTTAGACTTGCAAGCTCTTAAAAAAGCTGAAGAGTCATATGGGAATTCGTGGAGGCGACGCGGTGGCGTGGGTGCTTTCATGATGTTGGCACGTAAGTTCGATAGGATCGAGCACCAAGCTGAAAAGCATGGGTGGGATGTATTTGAAGCTGGAGAAGTCTATAAAGGTGAGGCTGGCTTACTCGACGATATCCGTGACTTACGTAGGTATCTGATACTTGTTGAGGAGTATATTCTTAACAACTCAGGTGATGTTAATAATAATATGGAGGAAGAGTCATGGGATGGTTCGACTGGTTCAGAAGAAAACGAACAAGACCAATAGTAGCTGACTCTAAGGGTCAAAGCCCTTACGAGCAAGCTAAAGATATCTTGTCACAAGAAAGTAAGAAAGAAGATATTATTTCTGAAAAGATGAAAGACGCAACTGTAGAACTTCAAAAGTTTGAGGAAGCCGAAGTAGTTAAAGAAGCCCCGAAACCAAAAAGGGCTAGGACTAAGAAGGGAACGTATAAGGCAGACGATAAGTCTACGCCTGACGTTAACGAAGCTTGGGTTGGTGGTAAAGCACCTAAGTCAAAACCTAAGAAAAAAGTCGTAAAAGTAGTTAGGACTAAAAAGAAATAATGCAACAGTCCCCTATGTTCGCTCCAGAAAGCGACTGGTCAATACCAGAGATCTTTCCTAAGTTTGCAGATAACGAGCGTATCGCTGTAGACTTAGAAACGTATGATCCTCATCTCCTAACGTCAGGTCCAGGATGGGCTACGAACAGAGGTCATATAGTTGGAGTGGGCGTTGCCACTAAAGATTGGAAAGGCTACTTTCCGATTCGTCATGAAGGCGGTGGCAACCTTGACGAGGCAGTTGTTTTGCGGTGGGTGAAAAATACTCTATCTTCTACGAAGAGGGAAGTAATCTTTCATAACGCACTTTATGATGTTGGGTGGTTGAGAAGAGAGGGAGTAGACGTAAAGGGTAAAATCCTTGACACTATGTTTGCTGCTCCAATCGTAGATGAAAACCGATACTCTTACTCTCTCGATTCATTAGGGCATCTATATTGTGGCGAAAAGAAAGATGAGTCTTTATTGCAAGACGCTGCCTTGGCTTGGGGCATCAACCCTAAGTCAGAAATGTATAAACTTAATTCTAAGTATGTTGGACCATATGGTGAACAAGATGCAGCTTTGACATTGAAGTTATATGAGAAACTAAAACTAGAGATACAAGAACAAAATTTAGAACAAATCTACGACCTAGAATGCAGTCTAATCCCCTTACTTATTGAGATGAGGTGGCGCGGCGTTAGAGTGGATGAAGAAAAAGCAGATCAGATCAGTAAGGATCTATCGTTAAAAGAACAAAAACTATTAGTCGAAATAAAACGTAAATACGGAGAAGATGTAAATCTATGGGCTAATGCCTCTCTACAAAAAGTATTCGATAAAAACAATCTACCCTATCCTAGAACCGAAAAGGGTATGGCTAGTTTCCAAAGACAGTGGTTAGAAAGCCACGAACACGAGCTTCCTAAGATGATAGTACAGGCAAGGAAATTAAATAAAGCTAGGACTACGTTTATTGAAAAGATGATATCAGAACATGCGGTAGAAGGAAGAATACACGCAGAAGCTCATCCTCTACGTAACGATGCGGGCGGCACGGTTAGTGGTCGGTTTAGTTATAGTAATCCTAATCTACAACAAGTGCCTGCACGTGATCCAGAGATAGGTAATTTAATTCGCTCTATCTTTGTTCCTGAGGAAGGCTGTCAGTGGGGTGTGTTCGATTACTCACAACAAGAACCTAGACTTACTGTACACTACGCTAACCTGATGAATTTAATAGGCGCTAGGGACGCCGTAAACGCCTATACAGATAAGAACGCAGACTTCCACCAGATAGTAGCGGATATGGCTAAAATACCGCGTAAACAGGCTAAAAATATTAATCTAGGACTTAGTTATGGAATGGGTAAATCTAAGCTCGTACGGGAGCTTGGTTTAGATGATGCGGAAGCAGAGGTTTTACTCGGTCAATACCATGAGAAAGTTCCTTTTATAAAAGGACTGCAGGATCAATGTGCTCGAGTAGCTATGGATAGGGGATATATACGAACACTTGCGGGAAGAAGGTGTCACTTCGACCTATGGGAACATAAGTACGATAAAAGCGTACCGTTGCCATTGGAAGAGGCTAGAGAAAAATACGGAGACGTTCTAAAGAGGTCTTATACATATAAAGCCCTTAATAGACTGATTCAAGGTTCGGCAGCTGATATGACAAAGTTAGCGATGCTCGGACTGTGGGAGGAAGGAATAGTTCCTCACGTACAGGTTCACGACGAGGTGGACATATCTATACAAGATGATGAACAAGCAGCGAAGGTTTCAAGAATTATGGAAAACTGTGTAGAACTTGCTGTTCCCCTTGTAGTAGATACTGAACTCGGTCCAAACTGGGGTGAAACGGAGGAAATATAATGAGAGGAATCTCAAAACAAAAAGCAGATGAAAACGCAGTACGTTATAGGTCTATCTACGATAAGTGGTTATCGGAAGATGAACTAACCTTAGAACAACTAGGGGAAGAATATGACGTAACTAAACAACGTATGTGGCAGATCATTACTAGGTGCAAACTCGGTAACGGTGATTATTATTACGGGGTAAAGCTCGCTAGAGATAAATGGTCTGAACTCTACACTACTTATAAAGACAAAGAACAAACTCGATTAGCTTTTAATGAATGGCTAGAAGATAATAAGATACGAGTGATTGGTAATAATAAAAAAGTAGCGCCGCATACAGGATGGGATATGTTCTGATGGCTCAGATAAAAGGTTTGTTTACTCTACTAGAAATGCTACCTTTTCTAGGGAATATCACATTTCCCAAACCTCGTGAACCTTGGGTAAATACTCGTAAATATAAGAAAAGAAAAGATAAAAACAATACCACAGAAAAATTTGCAGAAGAAAGATCTTGCGAACATTGTTATAAAACTTTCGTAGCAATTAAGAAAGCTCAACTGTTTTGTGACAATGAATGTAAACAACAATATCAGTATGACTTAAATAAAAATCCTTTTTCTATTACTGACCTTACGGAAAAGAATTACCACGAACAATCAGGCACTTATGGAGAATATTATGTTCCGCCTGAAATACTAGCTCAAGCGGAACTCTACTCGGAATGTGCTTTAGAAGAAAATTATGGATATAGTTGTTCAATCCATGAAGACGTAGATGACTTACATCAAATTTTACGCAGTGAATATTCCCTCACTAAAGCTAGGTATGAAAAAAGAGCGAAAGCCAAATATAGTGGTAAACGTTACTGGGAAGCAAAAATTTTAAAAAATCACCGCAGAGAACAATTAGGGCTTACAAGATTAAGTAGCGTAAGGTATCACAATTTTGATTTAAAAATACTACAACACCACCAAGTAAGACGAGGGGAGATACCTAAAGAAACAATGCCGACGGAAGCAGAAATAGAGAATCCAGGATTCGCTACTATAGCCCCCATGAAAACAAAAAGTGGTAAATCAATCGCGGAGATATTAGATAATGTCCAAAGAAAAAAATCTATGGGCTCTACTTAGAGACAATATAAAAGAAGTACATTGGCAACGTATCGAAACAGGGATGACAGGTTCTGGTGTACCTGACGTTAACGGTTGTGCTAAAGGCAAAGAGTTCTGGATTGAACTAAAAGAAATACACTCAGGTAACTCACTCACTCTACGTCCAATGCAAGTCGCTTGGCTTTCTAAACGTGCAATGCACGGTGGTCAGGTGTTCGTACTCGCTCGGAAAAACAATCAAATAAAGCTCTTTCATGTCGATGGTATCGAACGTGCTCAAGAACTCGTTAAAAATGGTTATAAATCTGATAGTCTGTTAACTCTGGATATTCCTTACGAATGGGATGCTCTTTATACTGCTTTACTTTCGTAGCCGTGTACTATTTAATATACGGCGTAGCTTAACAGCTACGATCATTAACGTGCAATAAGAAAGGAGAAATATATGGCACATGAAGTAGAAACTATGGCTTGGACGGGAGATAAGCCTTGGCACGGATTGGGTGTCGAGGTATCTAACGACCTAACGCCATTACAAATGCAGGAAGCGGCAAAGCTTGACTGGACTGTTAGTAAACGTCCTAGTTATACGCTAGACGCGCCTGAATGGAGCGAAGATGTGGGGCTTATACAAGCACCTAATACATTCCACATTGTTCGTGATTCTGATAACCAAGTACTAAGTCATTGCGGTAACGACTACGTTCCGATCCAAAATGAAGATGTATTTAAGTTTTTTAAACGCTTTACAGAAGCTGGTCATATGACTATGGAAACTGCGGGCAGTTTAAAAGACGGTAAGGAAGTTTGGGGTTTAGCTAAAATCTCTGAAGACTTCGAACTCGTTGGTGGTGACGAGATTAAAGGTTATCTTCTTTTTAACCAACCACACGTTGTAGGTAGATCGATGACTATCAAGCTTACACCTATTAGAGTTGTATGTAACAATACGCTTACATTTGCTCTAGGTATGGGCGGTACAGCATCTTTCCGTATGCCTCATATAAAAGCCTTTGATGACGATGTTATGCAAAGTGCTGAAGAGGCGTTAGGACTATCTGCAGGCAGAATGGCTGAGTTTAAACAAGCGGCTGAGTATCTTTCTAAACAGAAAGCTAAACACTCTAATGTGCTTGAGTTTATTACTGAGCTATACCAACCTACCACTTACGATGAGTATCAGCACGAGCTGAAACTAAAAGACCAAGGGAAAGTTGTTGGTGAACTCGAACCTTTAGTTGATAGGTTTAACGCCTATCCTAGACTTGTAGTTGATGCTCTTGAGCAACAACCAGGTGCAAACCTGAAGTCTTCCAAAGGTACGTGGTGGGGTGCACTAAATGCAGTTACCTACGTAGAAGACCACTTACGTGAGTCCCATACCGAAGGCAACGCGCTACATAGTGCATGGTTCGGTGCAGGAGCACTTCGTAAATCGAAAGCCCTAGACCTTGCTGTTAAATACGCGAAGGTGGCTTAATGGCAGATAACCCTCAAAAGTACACGCTGGACGCGGATGTATTGGGTATAGTCTGGTCGGCATTATACGAGTCAGGACATGACGAACTGGCTCGTGTAGTATCCGATACGATGATTGCTCAAGGTTGTCAGGAACTTGTGGGGGTGGATGATCCATCCCTTATCCTGATGTTTTGGAAAAACTATATGGAAGAACGAAATATCCTACACGTTGTTCCTACAAATGATAAGGAGTTAAATTAATATGGGTGAGATTGAAATGAAAATTGGTCTCGATGAAGAGACAGGTATATTAATACAAGGCAATGTTCCATTGCCCGAAGATAGAAGAGCGAATGTCAAATATCCGTTCGGTAAAATGAAGGTTGGCGATTCTTTCTTTATAACTGTACCTGAAGGCGACAACGCCGATAGGCTTAAAAATCGTTTATCACAAGCTTCAAGAACGTTTGGTAAACGTCAAGATCCTGAACGTAAATTTATATTACGTACGAGATTAGAAAACGAGATATCAGGTGTTCGAGTGTGGAGGACTGAGTAATGTCTGAAGCAGAAACACTGTGGAAGATAAAACTTTTATCAGAGATTAATGACTTACGCGAGGCTCTCGACTCTATGTTAATAGAAACGGTTGAATGTATTCGACCAGAAGATATGACTATAGAACTAAAAGAAGCGATAGCTATTGGTAATGAGCGTCTACATGGTCCAAAAAGTGAATATATCACACAGGATCCTGAGTTTGATAAGCGTTCGGTTTAGTGCTTTACTCTTAGGTTATTCTCAAGTAAAGTACTTACTATGTTCTACTACAAGGTAGATAAGGTTGCATCGAAAGATGTGTGTGTAGAAAGAAGAAAGGAGAAATAGATATGGCACAAGCATTATCTGCGGCGAGTGTAAAAACACCCGCTAAGAAAGTCTCTGCTAAAAAAGCCCCAGTCAAAGCGAAAGCTAAGACTAACGGTAGTGGCAAAGTGGGAACAATAGTTCCTCAACCTACTACGACTGGGAAAGGATCAGTCCGTAAATTGTACAAATATACGGGCAAATATCCTGAGAATGTAGATAAAACTACAGCTCAGTTACTGGCTTTGGTCGATACGGTCGCTGACGCGAAGAAAGAAGAGCTTGACTCTTCTAGCTTTACAGCGCAAGATTGTGTTGCACTAGCAGTGAAGAATGGTTGTTTGTCAACGAGACAGGATCCTCTTAGAATCTTTAGGTTCTATAGAAAACGTCTTATTGATGAAGGCTACTTCGCTGAAGTGTAGGCTTATCGGAGTGTTGCCCCTACTCTGTTACTCAAAGGGGCATTGTGCTGGGGCTGGTTTAATAACAAAACTAAAAGGAGAATCCCAGCACAACATTTTATTAACTATAGGGGAAACTATGGAAATACAAGTAACAAAAGCTGACGGCACTGTGGTCACTCTCAGAATCGAGACAATCGCCCGCCATTTAGCAAAACAATTAAATGAAACTGAAATACCTGACCCAGTATTAACTAATATCATATATGATGAGATTGAGGAGTTAGTGAATAAAAATGGATGACGACGTTTTAGTAACAAATATCGGGGAAATACCCGATAAAACCATTAAGTTGGAAGTAAGTTTTGTAGCACTTATAGCACTTTGTACATCTATGCAGATGTATATAGATTTTATTGAAGAACTAATAGAAAGAAAAGAAGTCTCTCAAGAAGTTGGGGAGAGAATGCTTCAGCACGTACAAGAAACTTTAACAGAATTTAAACATATAATGGTTGTTGAAGGTAATGAAGGTATTCGTGCAATATTTGAAGAAGTTGAGGGGACAATACAATGAACATGAAAGAACTAGAAGAACACTGGCGTAAGAACTGTCCAGACGAAGCCAATGGCTTAGTGAAGCCCTCGCGTCGTCGTAAGGCTGCTTTACTCTGGCGTAAATCTAAAGTAAAGTACTAATAGGTTATTTTACCTATTATGGATAACCTAGAGTGTAGTGTGATTGGATAATCTTTCTTATCACTACTTAAGATACAACCACACTACATTCGCTCTTAGCAGTTACCCTGTATAGGAAGCCAAGAGTATAACCGAGTGTAGTTAGGTCGGTGAGAGATAATACTATAGAGCCTGACTACGCTCACTTTTTCAACGAAAGAAAGGAGAAATATATGAAAAACTTGAAATGTGTTTTATGTAACTTGCCACTAGGAGATCCTCACGGCAACAATGCAGAGCCTGCAGCGACAGGTAGATGTTGTAATGAATGTAACGCGACAACAGTTATTCCTATGAGAATACTACAGTTACGAGGAGGTCAAAATGCCTAATTGGTGTTATAACAGAGTCGAGATTTACGGGGAAGAAGCAAAAGAAATTGCCGAAAAAATTGCATCAGAAGAAACACCTTTTGATTTTGCAAAAATAGTACCTGAACCTGATTACGAGAAAATCGAAGTAGAACCTACTTTCGAAAAAGATGATAGCGATTTTAGTATGCCTAAGTGGTGGGACTGGCGTGTACAAAACTGGGGGACTAAATGGAATAGTTCTGAATGTGAAGTTACGATCATGGAAGATGACCAAGTTGAATATACTTTTAATACTGCATGGGGTCCACCAGAAGGAGTCATCTTTAAACTTAGAGAACTCTACCCAGACGCAAGTATTACTGCATTTTATGACGAGCCTGGAATGGAGTTAGCAGGCTACCTTTGATATCCTAAGAACCTCCTGAATAATATTGTGTGTATAGCAGACGCAATGGTTAAGAAAGCTGAGAGTGGGGGAGGTCGCCTATAGTTTGGGTTTAGTTTACCGCTCTCAGCACTGCTTTTATCCGCGTTGTTGCCTTTATATAATATATAGGTACTAACTAAGAAAGGAGAAAGAAATGAGAAAAATACATGGGAAGATGGACGTTGCTAATCGTGATCGTTATAAAGACATAGCCGATCAAGATAGAGACCATCGTAAGAAATATCCTTCATTACTAACCAATAAACCAATGGTGGTTGAAGATACGTCATATCAGCGAGAAGTTAGTAAAAACTACACTATCGCAGTCGCGTATAATAAAGGAGGGTATCAGGTGATACCTACTGACCAAGTCAAATATATAGGAAAGAAATGAGAATAGTGGTGTGTTCTGGCAGAGTCGACAACGAACACTTAATGAGGGCTAAAGAAATGCAGCCAACCCCTCGCCGCTTTTTCATTAAGGAGAAATAATGAAGAAAAATAAACCAGAAGACCAAGCATTTTTAGATGCAGATTTCAACAATATTATGTATGAAAAGTATGGTAAGAAATGGACAGAGTACCAAGAGGCAGAAGTAAAAAGAATAGAAAGAGAACAGTTAGTCTCAATAGACAACGTAATATTTGAACCTATGCCAAAGAAAAGACCTTTTCCTAGAGACAAGTATATTTATGAGGACGAAAATTATAATGCAGAACAAGATACGATTTACCTTAACAAACTAGGTAGAACTATAGAAATAACATCTTGTTCATTTATTTTAATTTCACTGATTGGGTTATTGGCGATTTTTGTTTGGGCATCTGATTAAGGAGAAATAATGAATTCTAAAAAAGCAAAACGAATGCGTAAAATGCTAAAAGAACAGAGCGTTGATTGGAGTGATTCAAGACCTGTACAACAAATAGTAAAAGACCACGAGGGTAACGAAAAACGCCTAGAGCGTATCTTCCAAGACCCGAAAGGTGGGCGAGCTGTTTATCGTGCTATGAAGAAGATCGTAAAATCAAAGCGTTCTGGTTAGTGCTTTACTTTGGCTACTTTGTAAAGTAAAGTAGTATAGTTATTAACTAGAAAGGAGAAAGATATGAGCAAACCTATCGAGACGGTCAAAGACCTAGTCGGCGAAAAAGTCTGCCAATTATTATTTAACGAAGTTGACGAAGTACAAAATGCTTGTACAGATCATATATGTGATTTGATCGCGGAAAGCGACAGACCGCATAACCCGCATCTAAACGAGATACATGCACTCGTTAACGAATTTTTACATAACCTCTATGGCGATGATATTGATCGAGCTAGGCGAGAGTCTGACTGGGTCAGATTCGCTGTGGAAGAAACACTAAAAGGGAGAATATAAATGAAAGGATTTGATAAAATAGATAAATTCTACGTTTCAGCAACAGGTGAGCAATTAGCGAGTAAAGTCGACCATGCTTACTACAGACAAACCGATACGGTATCGATGCCTATCTCACCACCGATACGAGGTGGTAAAACATTCCACGACGGTTTTGTCGAAGCTATCGAAAGTTTGACCTTTATTTATTACGATAAAGAAGATTCGGGCAGTACTTTTATATTACGTCACGATCCGAAAACTAATACTTTCAGCGTAAAACAAAATGGTCAAATAGCCGCAATAACAACTAAAAATAAGGAGACAGCATGACAGAAGAGACTATGCTATTAATCGGTGTAATCGCCCCGTTTTTCGTATTGGCGATACTTATTATAACAATGTATTATTTAGGAGATGAAGATGGGAAATAGAGCAGTAATAGCGTTCGATGACGAACGTAGAGAAAAAGATCAATGTCCAGCGATATACTTACATTGGAACGGTAGTCGTAGTACCGTAGAAGGCTTTTTGAAAGCCGCGAAAGACTTCGGTATACGAGGTAACGATCCGACGTATTGCATCGCTAGATTAACACAAGTTATCGGTAACGCGATTGGAAGTACGTTATCACTCGGTGTTGGATGTTACGGCAACTTCGGCGATCCAGGCGACAACGGCGTCTATTGGATTCGAAACTGGGAAATCGTTGACCACGATACGGATTACGCTAGTGAGTATTCTGAAGAGGGTGTTAACCAAGCATATAACGAAACTGTTAAAGCTAACGAAGGTTTTCATACAGTCGGGACTAAAGAACTATGAAAAAACAATTTGAAACAACATTAGAAGATCACAACATACCTACATCTATAAAAGTTATTGATCAACCATATAGTATATGGACAGTATGTTATGAGACATTTAAAGAATTTTTTGTAGATGCTGGATATGAAACAAAAGAAAAATGGGATCTATACTTAGAAGATTTTAGCGATTGCGATGCAGATTGGATAGATGAAATAGCAGATTTCTATGATGTTAAGTGGGCTTATGTCGACCCTGACGGGGGAAGATGTAAAGGTAATGATTATTTCGTAATTTATGAATAGAGGAGTCCGATAATGACTAAAATAGAAATTATCTTTAACGATCCCCGCGCTGAAGAGCGCGGGATTCCTGAATATGCGACCGTAGGATCTGCGGGATTAGATTTACGATCTTGCGATAACGCTATGATCCATCCTGGAGAGACCGTACAATTTCCCATGGGTTATTCAATCTATATCGGTGACCATACGATTTGCGCAATGATTATGCCCAGATCGGGTTTAGGAATAAAAGGCATTATGCCCGCAAACGTATTAGGATTAATCGATTCTGACTATCAGGGAGAGTTAATGGTGTACCTTAAAAACCATGGGAACGAGCCATATCTCGTATCTAACGGCGACCGTATCGCTCAATTAGTATTTATGCCTATCGAGCACGTGATGTTTTCAGTAGTGTCCGATTTTAGTCATACCACGGAACGTGGCGAAGGCGGATTCGGTAGCACAGGCAAGGGATGGGGAGAAAAGTAATGCGAGAAATAATGCAGAAACAACAACGTATTAGAGAGCTAACTAAAAATCTAATAAATAAGGTTGAAAAGATCGACCATAAAAGCATAAAAGATTTTATCTTGTCCGATTTAAAAGAAATACAAGACGAACAAACAGTCGTAGAAAACGGTTTAATAATTAAAAACCACGAGGAGAAAAGTAGTGAAGAAAATATTTGAAAAAGAACTAGAAAAAGAAATGAAATGGTTGGGTGTGGTCATCATAGTTTTTATATTGTTTGTCATACTTTTGTTGTCCTTTGCAATTTTAGTTGTAGCCAATGCCGTTTTAGCTGATATCGAGGTATTAAAATTTATTAATCAATAGGAGAAAAAATGGGTAGACCAAAAAAGAAAATACAAAAAAGAGAAAAAGTTTTTAACTTTATAAGCAGAGTTATAGACTTAATCTTATACAAATGGAGAACAATTATTAAAGCCACGATAGGTTTATTTATAGCATCTTTGTTCATTTATGTAGTGTTTTTCTGGATAGATACAGTAGCAGAAATCAAGTTTGAAATTATTTATATCTGATGGAAGATTTTGAAATTTCGATAAAAATAGCAGTATATAAGCCAAACGGCGAGTTTATACGACAGCTCGGTAACGCGAGTCTTTCTGACGAAACGATGGCGTTGTTAATTAAAGACGTAGCGGCAGAAGTGGATAATGTCTAGCGGCTCGTGGTACTGCTTTATTCGCGTTTGTTCCGCGTTTATAATATATAAGTATTAACTAAGAAAGGAGAAAGATATGTCCGATAACAAAGAAGAAAACAGAACAGTTTTCACAAAAGAGGAGCTGTGGTTGAGCCAAGCACCTAATTTTAATTTTGAACTGGACGGAGACCAACTATTAGAAAAAGCATTAGCTTCCAAGTTTGTCACGAAGATTGGAGAAGACCAGTATTTAGTCAATAATAACTATTAGAAAGGAGAAAGATATGGACGTATTACAGATATGGCTCGAGACAGACACTGATCGAGAATTATTAGGTTTAGTACCTGACGATAAACCCGAAAGGATTTATGAAATAGTTCGAGGTTACGAAAAGGTCTATATGACGCTGACCGCGTCAGGCTTCGATATTAAAATAGTATCGAACGATCCGATAGTTAGACATTGGGAGACTGGCAGGATTGTGGTAGCCCATAGCAAAACCCGCGAGCGTTTCAATTATGTTGAAGTACAGGGCGGCTACGGATTAGAACCAATTAAGGAGGCAGTATGAGAAACGAATATTACACAATTCGACTTTACCCAAGCCTATCAGTAGGTGGGCATGAGTCATATTTATTACAGTACGCGGCTACGTTGACCCAAGCAACGCGAGTTGTAGAGTGGTACGATAAATTATGGCGCGAGACTATTGATAAACAACTCGAACACCTAGACCCTGATTTTGAGCGCGTAGGCGTCGATGCGTTGACCGATGATGTTATATTACAAAACTGGGAAGGTAGCGAAATATTAGCGTTTAGTCGATTCAGTTCTAAAATACTCTATTGTAATGGCTTATACGAGTGGGAAGACCACGACACACAAAGAAACTGGGTTGAGGTCGGCGACGGCAAATTCATACCTAAAGGTACGCCAGTAGAGGATCTATTATGAAAAGTCATAGAAAAGATTATGAATATAAGCGGATAATGACAGCGCCTGCAAGAGATCATATCTACCCGACTAGATTAATATTCCAACGTGTTCCGATTCGCGACGTCCCATTCACCAAGATGGAAGACGGGAGCTACCGATGAAGTATTGCGTAACAATCGAATTAGAAAGTAAGGCGGAAGCCCACGAAATTATCGAACGGTTGCCACTCGAGCGACCAGTATATATCAGCGGTGCGCGACCCAAGGGTTCATATCCTTTGGACGATTGGGAGCGCGAGAGGCTTAAGAAACAGCGAAAGTATAAGCGCTAGTCGGGTGCGCTTTCGTACGCTGCTTTATTCTATTTTGCTCCCCTTATATAATATATATACGCGGTAAAGATTTTACCGCGATTAACTAAGAAAGGAGAAAGAAATGAAAGAAATTAAACCGATCCAAATAAAAACACCTGATCTAGTGGACGACATAAATGATATTAAAGATATTATGGAAAGTCAGACAGGAATGAAAGTCTCTCGACCCAACGTAGTACGAGCATGTGTGAAAGCATGGTACGAACTTAACAATAACGGATAAGGAGAAAGAAATGAAACTATACGAAATATACGCTAACGATAAACTATGGGACGAGACCAGTTGCCCGTTTGGGACTCAGGTATTGAACCGTGAAGCATACATGCCCATAGAGAGATCAGAGTTAGATATTTACGAATTGTGTGAACAGTTGACCGCTGCAAATATAGAGTTTATTGAAACAGAAAATAAACTATATATAGACATGCAGTGGGAAGATGAAGATTACAATTCAGAACACGAGGTGAAATGTTTTGCGTATGCTTACGAAGGATATATTTACCATATAAAGATGGCTTGGATTGACGGATGTTATGGATATACTATGACTCGAGAACCACAGTTTAACAAAAAGTATTTATAGAAAGGAGAAAGAAATGGAAAATAAACTATATAGAGTTAGCTTATGTCATTTTCATGAGCAAGAAAGGAACCCAAACCAATACCGAGAGTTCCTTTGTGTCACTACAGTTGATAAGATAGAAAAGATACTCGACCTCTATAACGAGTTATGGAGGGTGCTTTATACAGGGAATAATGAAGCTTGGAGATCACCTGAAGCTCAAAACTTAAACGATCCTATTAGTGAGAGCACTATAGTAGAGGAACTAGAAGGGTTGGATCCAGATGCGTTGCTCGAGGATATCGAAACAGGCGAAAAGTTCTGGTATGTACATAAGTACGATAAAGACTACAAAGTTGTAGGATATGAACTCGAACCGATTGATCCAGCACCGAGACAAGGTGAAACTTTCGGAGTAACCGAGTCGGCGATTTATTACGACGAAGACGGAATGTGATTATTAGAAAAGTCCTATTAGTAGTTTTAGAAAATAAAAAAGTTTTTGAAAAAAGTTTACGAGAACTACTAATAGAAGTAATAAACTAATAGAATCGAGCTGAAAGGCTCGTGGACAGTGGATTGTGTGAAAAAGCAAAAGTAATAGAATTCTATTAAACTATTAGAAATGAACAGGTAAGAAGGAGAGAGGGCACGAGAAAACTATTTTATTTATTAATTTTCTATTATTATTGTAATAACTCTATTAGAAATGTTGGTAAATAGAATGAAACAACTGACCTATACTCCACTCGTTCCATCCGAAGACGGAAACTCACTCATCGACGAAAGCGGTAAGAAATGGCAACCCATTAACGCCAAGCAAAAGAAGTTCTGTCGAGAGTACATTAAAGGCATGACAGCCACTGATGCTGCGATGAAAGCAGGCTATACGAAGGATCGCAAGGGGGCTAAGACTCAAGGCAGTGTTCTACTCAATCATAACCCAGTCGTTCGAAACTACCTCATTGAGTTAGAAATGTCACTCGCGGAGCGAGATGCAGTTTCTTTGGAGAGCCACCTGTCCACGCTCCACGATCTACGAGAAGAGGCAAAGGACCAAGGTCAGATATCCGCAGCCATCACCGCCGAGGTTCATCGAGGCAAGGCTGGCGGACTCTACATCGATAGACGCGAGGTGTTGACCGCGAAGATCGACATGATGTCCAAGGACGACATACTCACTCGACTCGAAGAGTTGATTAAGAAACGAGCGACCGAGTCGAA